GGCTCAGGCTGCAATTGCAACGATTGCAGCAACATGGCCCATTCTCGCAGTCGTCGCTGCAGTTGCAGTTGTCGTTGGTGCGTTCGTCCTGTTCTATACAAAGTTTGATGAGGTCATGAACTGGATCAAGGACCATCCCGCTCTTGCAATCATCATTGCAATGTTCATGCCTGTTCTGGTTCCAATCTTTGCAATTGTTGCAGCAATCAAGTTCCTTCAGGCCAATTGGGACACCATCTGGAACGCAATCAAAACTGCAGTTGAGTTTGTGTGGGGTTACCTTGAGCCTGTGTGGAACGCAATCAAGACATTCATCACAGACACACTTGTTCCAGCGTTCATCTCATTAGGCAATAAGGCTGTCGAGATATGGAACGCAATCCTGACTGCAGTCAACTTCGCCTGGAATAACGTCATCAAACCAATTTGGGATGCAATCTACGCATTCATAGTTGACACATTGATTCCAATTTTCCAGACCATTGGTGCAGTAGTTGGTTTCATCTGGTCTGAGATTGCAGAAGCAATCAATCGTGTCTGGGAAAACATTATCCAACCGGTGTGGAACACCATCTGGAACTACATCACCACCTACCTGATCCCGTACTTCCAACTGTTGTTGAACATTGCTCAGATTGTTTTCAATGCAATTGGAATGGCTGTCAGTTGGGCATGGAATAACCTCATCAGTCCAGCCTTTGAAGCAATCAAGACTGGCATCTCAACTGTGTGGGGATTCTTCCAGACAGCCAAGGACACAATCTCAACTGCATTCTCCAACATTGCAGACGCAATCTCCGGTCCATTCAAGACTGCATTCAACTTCATTTCAGACGCATGGAATAACACCGTAGGCAAGTTGAAGTGGGATGTCCCCGATTGGGTTCCGTTCATTGGTGGAAAGACAATCTCTGTTCCGCAACTCCCCCACTTCGCTGCAGGTGGCATCTTCAACACAGCAATGGGTGGAGGTGCAGGACTTGCTGTCCTTCATGACAATGAAATGATTCTGAACGCTGAACAGCAGAAGGCATTGTTCAGCGGGAACGGATTCGGTGGAGGTCAACAGATTGTGGTCAACATCAGCACAGTTGCAGGAGACCCAGACGCAATCGAGCGTGTTGTGATTGACGCAATTGCGCGCGCTAGTCGCCGCGGTGCAACGGTCCTTGTGCCATGAGCCTGTCCAATATGCCCACCATAGAGGTGTTGTTTGCACCTTCTGTGGTTGGTGGCAACACAGGAAACCGGTTGGTGTTAGATGTTGGTCCCGGTCTCGACACCGCAACTCTTGGTGATGGCTCCTTCTTTTATGACATCAGCTCTGCTGTTCGCTCCATGTCCACTACGCGTGGACGCAGACGCGCATTGGAACGGTTCGGAACTGGAACAGCGTCTGTTGTCCTAGACAATCGTGACCGTGCGTTTGATCCAACCAACACAGCGTCCCCGTATTACAACGCAACTGTTGGTGTCACGGGTGTTGTTCCTTCAATTCCCGTGGTGATCCGTGCAACATGGAACGGTGTCACCTATCCCATCTTCCGTGGATGGATTGATTCTTGGACGTTCAACTATTCGGACGCTGGAACCGGTGACGCAACCGCAACCATTGCCTGTTCAGATGCATTCAAGGCTCTGTCCAATGTCATTGGTGGATTGCCATCGTCAGCGTCCATCACATCGAGCGGAACCACCACATTTGACATTGGCATTTCTCAACCCTCAGACGGTGGAGGATACGGTCCATCATCCATTGATGTGACCGGATCAGGAACTACCGGTGCAATCAATGTGTCTGGTGGTACAGAAACAACTCCCATCATTGGATCTGGAACAGACCTGCCTGGTCTCCGCATTGAAACGATTCTTGACGCTGTTGGATGGCCTGACAACCTCCGCAGGATTGACGATGGTGTGACCTACCTTGCTCCACAGGATGCAACCAAGACACCCATTGAGATGTTGCAGGAGGCTGCACAGGCAGACTCCGGTGTGATCTATGTTGACGATGACGGGACTGTGATCTTTGATGACCGCAACTCTGTCATCTCAGAGCCACGTTGCATCACCGTTCAATCCGTCTATGACACAACAGACCCTGCAGGGAAAAAGTTTGTAGACACATCAATTGTCTATGACGATTCCCTGATCTACAACATTGTGCGTGTTGACCGGAAGGTGACCACCGCTGCTGGTGGTGAGGTTCTCACGGGAACAACGGTTGTTGTATCCAATCCTGAGTCTGTGTCTCTGTACGGTCCACGGACATTGGCGATTGAAGTTCCCATTGTCTCTGAAGTGGGTTCAGATACAACCTACGGACAGCAGCAGGCATCTGGTCTTGCGTTGTTCCTTGCGTCTCAATACGCAAACCCGGAGTTGCGTCCTGAGGAATTGAAGTTCAATCCTCAGGGTGACCCTGAAGTGTTGTTCCCTGATCTGTTGTCACGGAAGATCCGTGACCGTGTGACAGTCAAGTTCAACGTCACGGGTGGTGGCTCTTCAATTGAACGTGACTGTTTCATTGAGTCCGTAGCTCACACAATCACACCGGGAACATGGAGTGTGACGTTGGGTCTTTCGTCAGCAACTTTCTATTCCAGTTTCTTCATTCTGGACAACACCAACTTTGGTGTCTTGAACACCAACAAACTTGCCTACTAGCAGGAGGATTCACAATGGGACAGGGTTACAAACTTTTCACAGCGGGTGCAGTACTCACCGCAAGTGATCTCAACACCTATTGTCAAGAACAGTCCGTGATGTACTTTGCGAACACAACAGCGCGTGACGCTGCGTTGACTGCAGGAGTTCTTGAAGATGGCATGACTGTGTACATTGGAAGCAATAACACCGCCGAGGGGATTTATACCTACAACGGTACTTCTTGGACACGTCCATGGAATATGCCATGGGGCGTGGTTGCGTCTGGAGCATCGAACACAACCGCAACAACAACGGGAACAACGGAAGCAACAATCAAGATTTCTCCGTCATTCACCGCTGTGGAAAATCGCAGGTATCGAGCGCAACTTACGGGAACAGTTACTGCAACAATCGCAAATTCTGTGTATGAAGCGTATCTGCGAGACAACGCGCTAGCAGGAACTCTGCTGGGGTCAACACGATTCACCCCTCCGGGCAATGATCATCAGATGAATCTCACAATCTTGGGAACAGGAACACTTGCTGCAGCAGGTACACGCAGTATTTATTTCACTCTGAAGCAACTCACCGGATCTGGTGTAGGTGGATCGCTCTCCGGTGTCGCTCTCTATTGGAGTGTGGAAGACATCGGACCTGCAGGTGCGCCGACATAATGGGCTATTACCTGCTGGACAATCCTCCCCGCTCACCACAGTTCTACCCATCGAGAGCGAACACACCCACATGGGCTGTTGGTGTCCACACCAGCGAAGGCCCAACCGGGCCTGGGACAGCACGCAACCTTGCAGCATTCATTGCGAGACGTACAGACCCGGGGAGTTATCACGCAATAGTTGACTGTGAAGAAACAGTTGTGTTGGTGCCACCGGACTACAGCACCTTTTCTGTTGCAGCTCCCGGATACAACTCCCGCACATGGCACATCTGTCTGACCGGTAGCAGTAGCGAACTAGCAGCAGATGACCCAAACACTCTTGCAATGATCACCCGTGCAGGAGAAGCAATCCGAACTCTCTGGAATCTCCTTGGAGTAGACATGCCATCCAGTCTCCGTTGGATTGGGACAGACGCTCTGAACCAGAGCGGGTTGTTTTGTCACGGGGATGTTCAGCCTTGGGATCGCTCAGACGCATGGTCAACACATCCTGACCGGTCCACTCTTGATCAATTGCTGATCAATGCAATTGCACCATCTATCCCACCAACCCCACAGGACGAAGAAATGAAACGCTATCTGCTACGCGGTGACAAGAAGGGTGAAGTGTTCCTGTGTGACGCTGGTCTTGGTTGGAAGTGGCACATCCCAGCGGGACAGATGACCAATGTTGTTTGGGTTATTGGTCAGGCTGGTGGACAGTTCCTGATCCCTGCAGGTGGCAACACTCTTGTCATCGAGAATCAGACCGTGTGGGTTGCACAACAGGCATTTGTTGACGCAATCCCCACAATCAAGTGACATCCCATGTTTGCTCAGGTCTCAACACAGGTTGCTGACTCACCGGGTTGGGGTGCTGCAGAGTGGATTGCAATCATCTCTGCAGTCTCCATTGTTCTTGGGGTGGTCACCACCGCTGTTGTGCAGTTGGTGAGACTCCGCAATGAGAACAGTCAGCAGCACGCAGAAGGACGCGCACTTGTCACAGATGTTCGTGACAGACTTCTTGACCTGCACACATCGGTGAATCATGTTGACGTGAAGGTTGACCAGATGGCTGACCGTCTTGACCGTCATGAGAATGTGCATCACCGTGGGAAGCGTCGCTGGTAGTTCTGTCCCCTACAGATGGGCCACATATGACTGAAGTCAGAACACACCTTGTCATCCCTGACACACAGGCCAAGGCTGGTGTCCCTGTTGACCATCTCCATTGGGTTGGTCAATACATTGTGGACAAGAAACCAGACGTGGTGGTGCATCTTGGGGATCATGCGGATATGCCTAGCCTCTCAAATTGGGACGTTGGAAAACGTCAGTATGAAGGCCGGCGATATCGGGAGGACATCGAGTCAGCCAACGCAGCCTTTGATGTTCTGAACTCTGCTCTGGTCAGACATAACCGTGAGCAGAAGAAGAAGCAGAAGCGACAGTTCAAACCTGAACTGCACATCCTGCACGGAAACCATGAATACCGGATCCAACGGGCCATTGATGCAGACGCTGCACATCTGGACGGAATCATTTCACTTGATGATCTGAACTATGCAGACCACGGTTGGACTGTCCATCCGTTTCTGCAACCCGCCTGGATCGATGGTGTGGGATACGCACACTATTGGATTGCACCAATGACGGGAAGACCGTTGGGTGGTGCAGCCTCTCTCCGTCTCTCCAAGATTGGTCACTCATTCACAATGGGTCACCAGCAAACATTGGATTACGCAATCAGGTTTGTGGGCGACAAGAGCCAACACGGACTGGTTGCGGGATCCTGCTACCTGCACCATGAGGACTATCTAGGACCTCAGGGAAATCATCATTGGCGCGGAATCATCGTGAAGCATGAAGTCCAAGATGGTTCCTACTGTCCAATGTTCGTCTCCATGGACTATCTGTGCAGACGATATGAAGGAATGCCATTGAGCAAGTTCATTGCTCACCGATACTGACAAGGATTCACAATGACTGTCTCATCCACCGCTGTTCCTGTAACAGCAACCGCAACTGTTCTCAATGTCGCTGAAACAGACCAACTCCCCCGCTACTCACTCGCTCTCTACAACAGCTCTGCTGTGACTGTCTATGTTGGAGGCTCTGCAGTCACCACCAGCACAGGTTTTCCTGTCGCTGCAGCAGGCTCATTCTCCGTGGATCTTGACCGGGGAGAAGGTCTTTGGGGAATCGTCGCAACTGGAACTGCATCTGTGATTGTTCTTTCTCAGGGGGTCTGATGACACGGTTGCGAACTGGCACCGCTGGACGGATTAGACCCAATCGAGTTGGGACAATGTACACACCACCGGTTGCGAGTTCATCCGGGCCTGCGTTCCGTTCATCATCGAGTACAACCACAATCACCGGTGGAGGTGGATTCACTCTCACCTCACCAACCGGGACTGCAGTTGGTGATGTTCTGATTGTGCAGATGTACGTTGACGCTGATCCGAAATCAGGAGTAGCGGGAAGCGCACCTGCTGGATGGACTCAGCGAGGAACAGGAGATGACAGCAACTATCCGTTCCTTCCATGGCGCACCTATTCACGCGTCGCTACTGGTTCAGATTCGTTTGTTTGGACTGCCGGTGCTAACTGGATCAAACTTACTGCAGCCATGATCGCAATAAGTGGTGGAACCGCTATTGATGTTGTCGGTACTCGCACACTCACAGCAACAGCGTCTTCAGTTACAACAACCACAGCACCCACTCTACTGGTTGGATTGTGGGCAACGCTTGAGAACTCAACAGCAGCACCCGCGTCTATGACAGCACGCGCAACGGTTAGCCAAACAGGCAACTCTCAGGTCATTGCCACAGAAAGCCTGAGCGCAAGCGGTGCTACCGGAACGCGTGTGTCTCCAACCAGTTCCGCTCTTGTCCGGTACTCACAACTCATTGCGGTGAAATGATGCGCTACCTAATCTCAGGACTTCACCGAACCGGGACAAGTGCTCTGGTTCACGCTGTGGAACAAGCATCCACATTGACAGCACATGTTGACGCTTCTGTGGAAAGTCTCATCAGGTCACGGGAAATTGACTCAACCTATAACCCCAATCCTGCAGGATACTTTTCCCATGGCTCAATGTTCGCACCAATTGCTAACTGGTTGAGCGCAACACCTGACAACTCCGTGATGAAGGCTGCACCGGAAGCGTTTCTTCAGGGTGCAGGTTCTGAACCTCTCATGGTGATTCTCACCAATCGAGATCAGGCACAGATTGAAGCATCATTTGAACAAGCATTTGGGTTCACCGTTCCTGAGCATCGATACGTTGCGCGCGCATCTGCTGAACAGATACTGAATGACGCACCCAACGTCACGTTGAATGTTGTCAACTTTGCTGACCTCATCAGTACGCCTGGAATCGTGTTCACCAGTCTTGCTGAGGCTGGATGGCCAATTGATGTTGCAACTTCTGCAGCAACAATTGACCCTGACCTGTTCCGCAATCGATAACAACTAAGCAGGGGATGCGTCATGGAAGAATCAGAATTGACAGTTGAGGATGAGTACGGATCCACATTGCTGAACGCGTTTGCTCTCACGCATGGTGACCGTAATCAATCCTATGGACCGTTTGCGGAGGACTATCAGCGGGTGTCTGCTGTGTTCTCCGCTCTCTGTGATTACGAACCCGTGCAGATGGATGCCGCGTATGCGCTTCTGTTCATGGTGTCAATGAAGTTGTCACGGGTAGCTCATGCTCTCCACACAGGAATGGCATATGAAGAACCTCAGATGGTTGAAGATTCAATCATTGATGCGTCCGGGTATCTGGATGGTCTGTGGCAGGTGCTGAATCATCCTGTTGCATATGAAGTTGAAGAGTGGGAAGAACTCGAAGAAGAGGAACTGGAAGAGGATTGGGAGGATGAGGAATGACCATCACCATTGAACCTGACCTGATTCCTGCACCTGACGTTGAAGACCCCGTGGATGAACCGTGGGATCCCAACGGTGATGAAGAGTTCCCAGACACCCAGCCCTACCCCAAGAAAGATTGGAACGTGTGATGTTCACTCAAACGTTTTGGAAGTCCGCAATTGAACGTGCAATCCGCACGTTCTGTCAGACGCTGGTTGCAGTTGCAGGTGCGTCTCAATTTGATTGGATGTCTGCTGACTGGCAGACGCTCATTGCAACGTCTGCTGTTGCAGCGGGACTGTCTGTGCTGACCTCTGTTGCTGGTGTGAATGTTGGTGACAAGGGTTCAACGTCTCTGACGGTTGCTGAGATCCCCAAGACTGTTCACAACCCAACCAAACCTGAAGGTTTGTGATGGGTTCACCAGCCAATCTTCCACTGACAATCCGCACCGGGGACACAGAGACTGTCACCGTGGCAATGCAAACTGCAGCGGGTGCTGCAATCAATATCACGGGCCGGACCTATCAGGCACAGATCCGTGACACCGCTGCGTCCACCGCTGTTCTTGCAACCTTCACCTGCACCGTTACCAACGGAACTGCAGGAACGTTTGCCTGCACCCTTGGAACTGCAACCACCGCTGCTCTCACACCTCAGACTGCTGTGTGGGATTGTCAGGAAGTCAACTCAGGAACCGTGACCACTTTGATGGGTGGTCAGGTGTTCATTGTGCAGGATGTGACACGGTGAGTGTTGACGTGACGTTGCGCCTGGATGCTGTGCAATTGAAATCTGATGACCGGACTGTGGTGTTGCAGCAGGGTTCATCCAATGTCATTGCTGCTGGTGTCGCTGGTCCTGCAGGGTCTCTGTCATATTGCGGTGCGTTCTCTTCCACTCAGACTCAGACTGCTGCTGCAGGTTCTGCTGTTGCAATGACATTGAACACCACAGACCTGTCTGTTGGTGTCGAGATTGCGAACTCAAGCAGGATGGTCATTGCCAATCCGGGTGTTTGGAATGTTCAGTTCTCTGCACAGTTGAAGAAGAGTTCTGGTGGATCTGAGGATGTCACTATCTGGTTGCGTCTGAATGGTTCTGATGTTGCGAACTCTGCAACTGATGTTCAGATTGCTGGGAACAACACCGCAACTGTTGCTGCATGGAATTGGGTTGTCCGCACAACAGCCATCAATGATTATCTGCAGCTCATGTGGTCACCGCAACACGCTGACATTTCTCTGATTGCTGTTGGGACACGGACTGCACCTGTTCGTCCTGCTGTTCCGTCTGTCATTGCCACGGTGACTCCTGTTCTGGTGAATCCTTGGTGAGTTTCTCCGGCTCAATCACAGAGGCTCCCCTGCTCCTCTGATTAGGAATGAAGACCCTTCACATGGGGTCCATTCACACATACAACTGAGCCGGTCTGCGAAGACCCCACACCTCCCGTGATTGGTTGAGGTGTGGGGTCTTCTGCGTTTTGTGGCTCTGGGACTGGGATCCGGGGATGTGTTGCAAGTGTGGTGAATGTGTGTATAATGGTCTCTGTGGGGAACGCAGGGTTCCCCCGAACAAAGCAGGAGAGCAACCATGGAGACCAAGACCCGAATCAAGGAAGCCAAGGAAGAGCAAGGATGCAGGAAGGCATTCATTGCTGAGTCAACAGGAACCCTTGTGCAGATCATGGATGATCGAGAATGGCGCATGTGCAATGAAGACTTCCGCTGGGTCACACTCTGTGAAGATCACGGGGGACTCTGCACACATGAGACATTGAAGGATGCTCAAGACTGGTCAACATCACCGGAACAATGGTGCTGGGTCTGTCAGGAAAACGCATGAACACAACAACTCAACCAACCAACAACTCAACAACAGGAGACAACACAATGACCATTCAAGAACTCTGCAAGGAATACGAAGTTCCCAGCCACATGATGTGGCTCCTTGACTCAGCAGCAGTTGACTACCAACGCAGCAGAGACAGCATCCTGCATCATCTCCGCACATTGGAACGTGAATCAATCAAGTCTCTGAATGAATCGGTAGACAACACACGATTCTGGAGGAACTGTCACAGCATCGCGATTGAATCACAGCGCATGACTTTGGCTGCAGCAGAAATTGAACTGATCTCAACTCAGGTTGTGACACTCATTCATCTGTGCGCTACGGAAATCACATTCAGACTTCAACACGGTCAAGAACTCTCAGACCAGTTCAAGAACGCTGCACGCTCAATGATCTTTGGTGTGCAATCATGAACACAACAACTCAATCAATCAGCAACTCAACAACAGGAGACAACGCAATGACTGAACATCTGGACATGGATTGGATCACCGCTCAGATCATCGAGCGCACCGGAGTGACTGCATATGTGGAGCAGACCGGTGGAGGATGCGCCACCATTTATGTTGGAACATTGGATGATGAGTGGGTTCCACCGTTCATGGTTGGTCCGGGCTGGTTCGATGGTCCGAACTGGACGCAGGCACGGGGACACATTGATGAGTTCTATTGGGGAGACGGTGAAGGAGAAGTTGCAGAAGGAGCAATCTTTGAAGACACCCCAGAGACCATTGTTGACAAGATCATTCAGATGATGACTGAACTTGAGGTGAAGTGATGATGCAGTTCATATTGAAGTTGACGGACACAGATCTTGACGTGTTGCAGATTGCGCTCATTGACCATCACGCAGAACTCTGTGGAGCCATACGCAATGAGCGTCTCTGTACCAACAACGAAGACACCCTTGAACGATTCAGAAGTGACAAGAACCGCATTGAAGTAATCATGCACCAACTCAAGATTCAGAAGGAGCAGCAATGAGTGACTTCATTCCAGAGCAGACGGAACCGGAAGGACGGTTGACCTATGCGCTCCTGTCCGGGTTGCGCTCAGAGACCGTAGATGAACAGATCCAATGGGGAGTTCTTGCAGAGGTGCTGTGTCTGCAATGCACCCCAATTGAAGTTGAGTTTGCAAAGATGTGCGCTCTTGGAACGTGGATCACAGAGATGGGAATTGACCCTGCAACCATGCCTGAGTTCCCGTATGAATGACCGCAACACTCTTGTGATGATTGATCTCATCACCTCCACTCATCCTGACCGTGACTATCTGGACGATGACGGGCAACCGCAACGCTGCACAGACTGTGGTTCCCTGATCTTCTGGACAGACCTCAGAGGCTGGACCCACCACCGCAAGAACCATCTGTGTTGGCTATCCAGGCGCGAACAATGACCCTCCAACTGCAAGGACCGAACATGACAGAACAACCCACACACCTAACTACCGGACAGGCTGCAGCAATCCTGCAGGTGTCATCAGAGACCGTCAGACGATGGGCGAACCAAGGACTGTTGAAGTCCTACCGGTTGCCATCAGGTCAACTCCGCATCCAATCCGACAACATCGAGACCCTCAGAAAGAAGGCTGAACAATGATTGACCAACTGCATTGTCTGAACTGTGAACATGACTTCACAGGAACCCCAGCAACAATGGTGTTCCAGTTCACACACCATGACTGCTTCCAGCAGTTAGTGGAAGAAGAGCAAAGGTGCATGAGCAATCATCCAACAGCACACATCAAGGAGACTGAACAATGAACACAATCAAAGGTCTTGGGGCATTGTTCGGGATTGTGTTCGGACTCATGGCATTGGGTGGAATTGTTGAAGCATCCACCAGAACCGGTGTCATTGGCCTGATTGCAGTCTTCATTGTGCTGCTCTCAATCCTCACGCTGGTGCTGTTCATGGTCACGGAGGAACAATGAAAGACACATGGCCACTTGCAGCAATCGGGGTCATTGTCTGTGTCCTGATGCTGTTTACAGCAGCGATCATGTCAGGGTGGTTCTGATGGTGAACAAGAACAAGCGTCTGGGAGATGATGCGGAACGGGCGGTGCGGGACTATCTGCAACTGCGTGGGATTCATGCTGAGCGTGTTCCTGCAGGGAACACCGCTGACATTGCAGACATCTGGATTCCTCACATCTCTTGGCCTGCAATACAGGTGAAGAATCATGCCCGGTTGGATCTTGCAGGTTGGGTGGATGATGTCGAGATTCAAGCAGCCAACGCTAATCGTTCAACCGGAATCGTGGTTCATAAGCGACGCGGCAAGGGAAGCCCTGCTAACTGGTACACAACAATGTCATTGAAAACGTTTGTTGACCTCATGGGAGTTGAGAATGTCTGAATCAATCACGCTACGTCTTGCAGCACAGGCCATTGCCACGGAACCAGACCGTGAACTGTATCTGGACGCAATCACAGCCATTGCTGAGCTGGAACGCAGGATCGAAGATCTTGAAGCGCGTCTGTCCAATGTGCGTGCAGAGTTGTCACGGTCCCGTGCAAGTGAGGCTGCAGGATATTGAATCCAAAACAGGAAGTGACAGATCATTGGACAGACCGTGCCTTGTGCAAGGGACTTGGACATTTGTTCTTTGCACACAAGGGTGACTGGAAGGCATCGCAACGCGCGCGTGAGATCTGTGATCAATGCCCGGTGGCATGGGATTGTCTCAACTTTGCGTTGCAGAATGATGAGCGTTACGGGGTGTGGGGTGGGGTGGGTTACACCCAGAGACGCAAGATGACTATCCCACAGAGGCTCCGTGGACCGGTGGTCTGTGGCACCCGCTCCGGGTACATCCAAGGCTGCAGGTGTGCAGAGTGTCGAGCATCTCAGACTGCCTATGCTGCAGAGTGGCGCGCAAGGAGGAAACATGGACGCAATCGTTGACCTGTTCGCTGGTCCGGGTGGCTGGTCTGAAGGGTTGCGGATGCTGTCCCCTGAACTGCACGCATTAGAGGTTGGTATCGAGTGGGACAAGGCCGCGTGCGCTACCCGTGACGCTGCAGGACATAAGACCATTCAGGCTGACATTGCAGAGTTCCCGGTTGAGCAGTTCGCAGGGAAGTCTGTTGGACTCATTGCGTCTCCACCGTGTCAGGACTTCTCCGTTGCAGGTTCCAAGAAGGGAATTGACGGTGAACGGGGTCAGTTGGTGACGGAGGTGTTGCGTTGGACGGAGGCTCTGAACCCTGAATGGGTGGTGTGTGAGCAGGTGCCACCAGTCCTTCCCATTTGGCATTTATACGCTGAACAGATGCGTGAATGGGGTTTCTCCACTTGGGTTGGGATTCTCAATGCAGCGGACTACGGGGTGCCACAGACACGGAAGCGTGCGTTCCTCCTTGCGTCCAAGTCACGCGACATGGACGCACCATCACCAACACATGACAAGGACCCGCAACCATCCCTGTTTGGAAATGAGCTGCAGCCATGGGTGACGATGGCTGCAGCGTTGGGATGGGGGAGACCTTCACCGTCTTGGACGATTTGCAGCGGTGTTCATGGCGCACCAGATGCGTTCATGTCTGGTGGCTCAGGGATCCGGTCCAATCTGATTGGTGAGATTGAACGTGGGGAATGGTGGAGAACCCGTCCTTCAACCACAATTGTTGGTTCATTCCGTCCAATGATTGTTGCAGGTCCGGGTGTGGATCTCACCAGGCCCAGACAGGAGCGGGAAGGTTCCGTGAGGATCACCCCGGAGGATGCGTTGGTGTTGCAGTCATTCCCAAGGGACTATCCGGTGCAAGGCTCTGTCACAAAGCAGTATGAGCAGACCGGGAACGCTGTTCCACCTCTCCTTGCAGCCCATGTCCTATCAGCAGTCACAGGAATTGAGTTCACCAACAATGGATGATGAAGTGTTCTGGTCATGGCTCAATGAAGGAATCAGGAACGGGTTCTGTTGTGAGGTGTTCTGTCTTGACCATGACGGACCCACCTACACAGATGAGGAATATCAGGAGAAAGAACTGTTTGATGAAGTCTGTGTTCCAATGGTCCGTCTGTATGAACCGGGACTGTCACAGGGGTTGAGTACGGTTCCTGAACCAGCGGACACAACCAACACCGTTCACTATCTGCCACAGTCCGAACATGGCAAGGAATCCCCATTGACGGGTGACAATCGAGTAGACAGCCCAAGGCCATGAGTGGAGCAGGACAATGAGGAATCCCCACCACACCCGTTTGCCAATCAGATATTGACCAGCAACACCTACCAATTCACAACACAACAACAACCAAGGCCACATCAGGCCATTTGAGCAGGAGGATGAGTAGCAATGACAGACATTCTGGGACAGGAACTGAGCGACCCGGTACGCAGGGACCGTTGGGGAAGGTATCTAGTAGTGCCTTCCTACGGTGCAAAGCCCAAGGGATACACACGCGCAACCACAGTTGCAAAGGCTCTGGACTCACAGGACGGGCTGATGAAGTGGAGTGGAAGGATGATTCTCCTTGGACTCCTGCAGCGTCCAGACCTCCTTGCACTTGCGGGAACCATTGATGAGTCCAACAGCAAGGAACTGAACAGGCTTTGTGATCAGGCATCTGAGGCTGGTGGTTCTGTCACCAGGCGCAACCTTGGAACTGCTGTCCACTCGATGCTGGAACAGTCCCTGACCCTCCCTGACTATCAGACACCGGAACAGTACCGGGCTGACATTCAGGCAATCCACGATGCTGTGAAGGCTGCAGGTGGTGAGTTCCTCACAGACATGGTGGAACGCATCGTGGTTCTGGATGAGCTGGGGATTGCAGGAACCTTTGACGGGATCATCCGCATTGGTGGGATTCTGTATCTGTTCGATCTGAAGACCGGTTCCCTGTTTGGTGGGTTGTCATGGGCAATCCAACTTGCAATCTACGCACACGCAGACGCTCTCTACCTGCAGGGTCCAGCCAAGGATGGATCTCAGGACACCCGCTTTCCAATGCCTGAGGTGGACCGGGAACGGGCCATCATCATTCATTGTGAACCCGGATCCGGTCACGCTGAACTGCATTGGCTGGACATTGCCACCGGACATGAAGCACTTCAGGTGGCATTGAAGGTCCGTGAATACCGCAACGTGAAACCCATCTCATTGTTCACCACAGACACACTCCCCACCCCGGTGGAGCAGGTCACGGAATATGTGGATGAGCCATGGCGCAAACTGGCACGGGAACGAATCGGAACCATGCTGGACAATGCGGACGCACGGACAGACATTCTCCGTGAATGGCCTTCAGACATTGCCACCCTCAGGTCAGGAGACCCAATCTCAGTTGCTGATGGTGACCGGTTGTCTGTCCTGTTCTCACGCATCGAGCGGGACCACGGACTCCCATTTGCTGATGTCCCCACCTCTGTGGAGAAGAAGAAGTGGGAGAAGACCGCTGACCGGAACCCTGCACCCTATGAAGGTGACGTGGTAGGTGACTCTGAGATTGACGCAATGAACAAAGCCACCCGTCTTCTTGATGATGACGCGCGCGCATGGATTGCAGAGACCATGAAAGCGTGTTCCAAGGCCAACCGCAATGTCCGGTTGCGGGGTCCAGGCGGGAAGGCTGTTCAGCAGCGTCTGGAGGTGTGCAAGGCACTTGTCATGTTCGCACCCCACACAGATGACACATTGTTCTGTGCAGCACTTGCTGTTGCTACAGGTGCAACTGATAGGACACCGGTTGAACAAATCGGAGAAGTCACCGGATCTCTCACCATCGAGCAGGCCCGGAGACTCCAACAGATTTCCGAACGGATAGACAGTCAAGACATTGTTGTGATGTTCAACGATGACGGAACCGCATATCTGTTTGGGAACACGGACACTCTGTGAGTGTCAACAACTACAACAACAGGAAAGAGCAGGGACAACATGACCATTGATCAGTCAATCATTGATGATCTGAACGCTTCCGGTGGCACCGCTGCAAAGTGGGATGCAATCGGAGACGTTCGCAAGGTGAAGATCACCGCTGCAGCAAAACAGCAGGTGACAGACTTCGCTACCGGTGAGCCTCTGTCATGGCCCAACGGGGAACCCAAGTTCCAGTTGGTGTTCACAGGAACAGACCCAGACACAGGGGAAGAGACACGAATCTTTGCAAAAGGGTTCATGTACAACGCTGTGAAGGATGCGTTCCGTGCAGCAGGAGCAACCCCAGAGGTGGGTGGAGTTCTCGCTGTTCAATGGATTGGTGAGGAACCTTCCAAGGTGAAGGGATACAACCCCAGCAAGAAGTGGAAAGCGCAATATCAGCCACCGTCACCCATCACTCTTGAGGCTGAAGACCTCATGTGATCATCGAGAACAGCGGATGATCTCGCATCCGGTGTTCTGTTGAAACGTGGGGAACCGGTCATCTGGGGGTGACCGGTTCCCCACACTCATTCTCAAGCAAAGGAGGTTCCGTGAGTTCACCGGAACTTGTCATCTATTACGAACCTCACGCACAGCAATATGCAATTGCTGTTGCACACGGTGCAGACCGGATCACAATCAGACATGAACTGCATCATCAGGACGCTGTTCAGATTGCAAATGGAATCCGGGCATGGACTGGACTCCGAATCATGGACCGGACCACACAATGAAACCGGGCTGGGATCCATACGCTGCAGCACTAGCAGCGTTGGATGATTGGGAGAAGCAGCACGGTGGATGGCCCACCAGCGAACTGATCCAATGCGCACGCGCAAACAACGCATTGATTGCAGCGGGTGAACGTCTCGCAGAAACCATCCAGATTTTGAACGCTGCACCACGGACACACTCCAACGGTCAAGTGACTGTCACCCTCACCCAAGGACGCATGATTGAAGCAGCGTCAGCAATTGGGCAATGGAACCAGGCACGCACGGAACATCAGCAATGAAACAGGAATGGGTGTGTCCCAGATGCGGTGACACCTACCCTTCACCACTCGCGTTGCAGGCTGTGTCATGCAGCATCTGCACACGGAAGAACAGGAACAAACTTCAATGGATGCAACTTCAACAATCAGAGCAACAGTCTGTGCAGCAGCAATGATCATCACCCTGCAATCCTGCACAACAGAACAACCAGAACCACCGTCACAGCCTCCTGAACCAATCGAGTTCACCGGATATGACATGACAGACAACGCAGGGAAGGCACTTCAAAATCTCGAGATTTTCCTGCAATCAATCACCACAACAACCACCACAGTTCCTGTTCCGCAATACCGGAACACAACACCCGGAGACGGTTCCGTGTGGGATGAACTCGCCCAATGTGAGACCGGGGGCAACTGGTCAGCGAACACAGGCAACGGATACGGGGGAGGGTTGCAGTTCGCACACCAACACACATGGTCAACATGGAACGCATACGGTGGCAACCAGTACGCACCACACCCATGGGAAGCGTCACGGGAACAACAGATCCAAATTGCAACACAGGTTCTCAACACATCTGGCTGGGGCGCATGGCCCGGATGCGCGCGCAAACTCGGACTCATCTAATGAACGACACCGTGACCATTCAACTGGACCGGGAACTCTCAGAGAAGATGACCCGTCCGTGGTATCTCATCAAGAAACGTGAAGCAGACATCATCCGTGAAGCATTCAACAACGCATTGAAGGAGAGCAGCAATGACTGACATTCTGAAACGTCTCAACACCGTAGTGACGCACGCTGAACATGGAGTGGACCCATATTGGGTTGCAGTAGCAACCACAGAAATTGAGCGATTGCGTGGACTCATTGAGGATTTCTGTTGGGCAGACAAAGCAGAAATTGAATGTGAGTGTGAAGAACTCTATTGCACATGTGAAGAGGACGAATATCACGCAGCAATCACAAGACTGCACCATGCAGCAGACGCATGGACCACACAAGGAGAGACAAAGTGAACTGGCATCAGCAACAGCAGCAGGGAATCTCACCACAGGGACTTCTCAACCTTCCCCAAGGTGGACCGTTGTTCCTGCAACTCGATGAATACGTTGTGGAATATCTCGCAACACATGAGCTGGAAGACATCGATCAGCGCATTGCAACACGGATCCTCCGTGACGCTTGTCGGAGAGCATACGGAATGGAGACTGAGTGATGGATGAGCAGGGACCAACAATTGATGAAGCAATCCAGGCACTCAAGAACCAACGGTTCTGGCCCAACCCAGACACGCTGGATGAAGACCTCAACATTGCTGTGTTCACAATGGAATGGATGAAGGAACAACTCATCCAACACATTCAAGGCTGGATTGAGATCACAAATGTGTTGAAGCAGGCACAAGAGCGGACCAGCAATGAGTGACACACCGGATGTCCAAATCATTTTGGGAGACTGTCGAGACATCATTGCCACACTCCCAGACAACAGCGTTCACTCAATCGTGACAGACCCACCATATGAACTTGGGTTCATGGGCAAGAAGTGGGACAACTCAGGAATTGCCTATGACGTGACATTGTGGGCTGAGTGTTTGCGTGTCCTGAAACCCGGTGGACATTTGCTGTCATTCGGTGGAACTCGCACCTATCACCGCATGGTGTGCGCTATCGAAGACGCAGGGTTTGAGATACGGGACTGCATCGTGTGGTTGTATTCATCCGGGTTCCCGAAATCACACAATGTCGGAAAGGCAATTGACAAAGCAGCCGGTGTCAAACGTCAGGTGACAGGCCCAATGAAACGTGGGGCGCAACAAAGCAAAACAAACGCTTACGGATCATGGGGTGAAGGAATCATTCCAACTGCTGCAGCAACTGATGACGCAAAGAAATGGGATGGTTGGGGAACAGCATTGAAACCAGCAAATGAACCAATCGTGGTTGCACGCAAACCATTAGCAGGAACCGTTGCATCCAACGTGGTTGAACACGGAACAGGTGCAATGAACATTGACAGCGCGCGCATTGCAACTCAAGACAGATTCGGTGGAGGTCCACGCGGAAAGTCAGGATTTGCAGCGGGATATGACGGTGATGGATGGACCGCTGGAAATGACAATGGACGATGGCCTGCAAACCTGATCATTGATGAACAGATCAATGAAGAATGGACACGATATTTCTACACACCCAAGGCATCGAAGGCTGAGCGCAACGCAGGACTAGAGAACAGCAACACCCATCCGACTGTGAAACCAATTGCTCTCATGCGGTATCTGGTGCGATTGGTGACACCTCCCGGTGGAACAGTTCTGGAACCGTTCGCAGGTTCAGGAACCACGTTGGCTGCAGCAATCCTTGAAGGATTCAACGCAATTGGATGCGAACTCACCGCCGACTATCTGCCCATCATCGAAGGACGGATTGAATGGGCCAAACAACAGGCACAGCAGGAGAACGGGAACACATGACAATGGAAGACGTGTTTGATTACACAGACACCTACCAGCACAACGGGTGGAGAGTCATCCCAATCATCCCCAGCGGGAAAAGACCTCCCATGCACTCATGGCAGACAATCGCAACCACAGACACCAACACCATTCACCAATGGTGGCTAGGACAATACGCAGACCACGGAATAGGCATTGCCACCGGACAGGAATCCGGGGTGTTCGTTCTCGATGTGGACGTGTCAGATGGCAAGACCGGAGATGAAACCCTCCATGAGCTAGAGAACACCCACGGACCGCTACCGGACACAGCAACCGTTCTCACCGGATCCGGGGGAGTTCACTACTACTTCCAACACCCTGAAGGAATCGAGATCCGCAACGATGCAGGACGCAAACTAGGTCCGGGATTAGACATCCGGGGAGAAGGCGGACAGGTAGTTGCACCACCGTCTGTGCATCAATCAGGCAACCCGTACGCGTGGGTGGGTGGAGAGCCTGCACCAGTAGCACCTGCACCAGCGTGGCTGATTGACCTCATCACAGCGCAACCAGAACCAACCCACCAACCCGTCACCCACACATCCACCAACCCGGATGAAGACTCCGTTGCAGCCCGATATAACCAACGCACCACATGGTCCGAACTCCTCACCACAGACGGATGGACTCTGGACCACACAGACCGGTCAGGTGAACAGCATTGGACCCGTCCCGGAAAAGATGAAGGGACATCAGCAACTGTGGGATGGAACGGACAGGACATGATGCGTGTCTTCACCTCATCTATCCCATGGCTCCCAGAGAACCCCTATTCCCGGTTTGGTTATTACGCACAGCGATACCATGCAGGTGACAGGTCACAGGCTGCAAAGACACTCCGGGACTATGACATGGCAGCGGTCAACGCATGGGAAGCAACCCTCCCAACCACACTCCCAGCACCCACACCCGCTGACATTGAAGAACTAGACCATGGTTGGGAACCAACAGACCTTGCAGCAATCATGCAAGGCACCCACGAACAGGTCACACCAACCATCCTCACCAGAATGGACGGTGCAGCACTCCTCTACCCTGCACGCATAAACGCACTTTACGGTGAGTCCGGGTCAGGGAAAACGTGGGTGTCAATGCTCGCTGCAGCACAGACCATCCAGAACGGACAACGCGTCCTGTTCCTAGACTTTGAAGACCATCCAGGCTCAGTTACCAACCGCATGACACAACTTGGATGCACACAACTACAGGTGCTGGAACTCTTCACCTACATTTCCCCGGTAGCACCGTACAATGACCGTGCAGGCCACTACCTTGAGAACATGGTTGTGACCAAGGGGATTGAACTCACCATCATTGATTCAACCGGTGAAGCAGTCTCCATGGACGGAATCAATCCCAACGCTGACGATGAGATAGCAGCATGGTTCCGCAAACTGCCACGCAGACTCACCCGTGCAGGATCCACCGTCCTACTCCTTGACCATGTACCCAAGTCCAATGAAGCATCCAAACGCTTCGCTATTGGCTCTCAACGGAAGTTGGCTGCAATTGACGGAGCGTCCTACCGGGTAGACGTAACCACCCCACCAGCCAAAGGGCAGGAAGGGAAGTTGCGTCTCACCGTTGCCAAGGACCGTCACGGAACCTACCGACACGGAACCACCGTTGCTGCAATCACCATCACAGACACCCCTGTGGGAGTCCTTGTCACCATTGCAGACCCTGAAGCAGCGATCCCGTCAGACGCTGCAGAGAAGATCAGTCAGGTGCTCGGAATGGGAACACAAACACAGAACGGACTCATTGAAGCGTGCAAACCACTACCCAGACGTGCAGTCATCGATGCGCTGGAAGACATGATGGAACGTGGCTATGTGGAACGCACCATCCGACAAGGAAAAGGAGGAGGGTACAACTTCACATTGTTGAAGAAATATGAAGTCATAGACACCCTCACAATTGAGCCACAAACCCCACAACAACCACAGCCTGAACCTAACCGCGCCAACCGCGCCGAACCGCGCCAAGAAGACCCGGAGCAGTTGCCAACATCTAACCGCGCCAACCGTCCCGCCCCTTTACTAAAAGGGACGGGTGGCGCGGTAGATGGGACAGTTCCAACAACCAACTCAACACCCAACCAAACCAGCCACTCTGGCGCGGTTAGCGAACCAGAAGACCTGTTCTGAACGGAGACCCCATGACACCCACCACACCAACCCACACACTCAACAAAACCATTCACCTACTCACCCTCTCTCTCCACCAACTCGAAGACACACTCCATGAGCTGCACCTGAACCAGAACGGATTCCCACCCAGCAGCACCGCAGAAGGAGCAACACCCACGCTGAACGATGCAGGCAAACCCAACGGACTAGACCGCTACCTGAACCAACCAGACCCAGCAGCCCAAGACCTCCAGACACTCACATCAGCAATCCAACGCACACACACCAACGCACTAGAACTCCACCGCATCACAACC